CCGGCGGCGGAAGCGGTCGAAGATGCCCATGGGTTCAGAGAGCCTTCGCCGTCGTCACGCGCACCTGCCGCACGATCCGCCGGCCTTCGGCCGCAGCGATCTCGCGGTCCAGCGCCTCGATGGCCCGGTCGATCTCGGCCACGCTGCGATAATCCACGGTCTTGCCGTCATAGCTGACCCGCGCCACCCCCGAGGACCGCTGCGCGGTCAGTGCATCGCGGAGGTCGCGGAGCTCGGCTGCCGTGGTCATGGATCACCTCAAGCTGTTGATGCAGGCCAAGTGACGCCGCCCTGACTTCGCGCGGTGGCGGTCGCGGCGCGGCTCGGCCATAAGAAGGGCATGGACTCTCTCGCCAACAGATCGATTGCCGAACTCCTCTCACTGCACGCCGCGACAATGGAGGAACTGCGGACGAGGAACGTTCTTCGCTCGGCGAACAATCCCACCGGCGATCTTGCCGAATACCTGTTCTGCGAAGCGTTCGGCTGGGACCAGGAGAACAACTCCGCAAAGGCCTTCGATGCGACAGGCGAAGATGGGACCCGGTACCAGATCAAGGGACGCCGCATTCACCGGCGCAACGGTTCGCGGCAATTGTCCGCGATCCGCGACCCAGAAGGTTTCGACATCCTGGCCGCCGTCCTATTCGACGACGAATTCAGGATCCTGCGCGCCGCCCTGATCCCGGCCGGCGTCGTGCGCGACCACTCGAAGTTCATCGAGCACACAAACAGTCACAAGTTCCTGTTGCGCGATGCAATCTGGGACGTAACCGGCGTAGTCGACGCGACCGAGCGGCTGCGCGCCGTCGAGGGGCTCTAACCCAGCTAGGACATGTAGCTCGACCGCCGCGTCCGCCGCCGCGGCCCCGAGCGGGACTCGGGCCGGGCTGGCGGCTCGCCGCCCGCCGCGCTCTTCAACACTGTCAGTTGCCGCTCCAAGTCCTGCCAACGCGCCTCCGACCACCGGTCGGCGCCAGCGATCCAGGCGGCGGCGCGGGCATAGACCCTTGTGTCCAGCGCCTCGTTGCGCTCGCGGAGCTTCTGCCATTCGAGCCGCGCGAAGCCGCGTTTCGTCCGCACCGTCACCAGCTGCTCGGCGGTCAGCTGTTTCAGCCATTCGCCATCCGCCCAGTCCGGCAGATGGATCGTGCCGGGCGGGCACAGCGCGCCCGCCGCCTGTTCCTCTCTCGTCGGCCGGTCCTGCCGCAGGAAGCGATAGGTCTCGGCCTTGAAGGTCGAGGTCGCCACCGTCCAGAGCCGGGCTCCACGGCGGAGCCGCTTGCCCGCGACGGTCGCATCGACGTAGGTCGGCCCGGTCACTGGGCTCGTCCGGGTGAACCCCTCGACGCCCTTCACCGGCGCCACCTGCGCGAAACCCACCTGGCGCGACCAGGCATAGACCGCGCTCGTCTCGTAGCCGGTATCGATCGCGAGCCGGGCGAGCGCCATCGGCTGACCCGACGCGTGCGTCCATGTCCGCCCCAGCAGGTCGGTCAGTTGCTGCCAGCAGGCTGGATCGCCGGGGCCGCCCTCGAGTACGAGGTGGTCGACGAGCCAGCTTTCCAAGCCCCGACCCCAGGCCCAGACGTCGACCTCGATCCGGTCCTTCTGCACGTCGGCGCCCGCGGTCAGGAACAGGCCGCGCTCGGGCACCGTACCCGGCGTCCATGCCTCGCGCCGGTCGGCCAGCCGCTGCCAGTCGGGTGCCTCGCCGGTTTCCATCCAGGTCTCGCCGAGGATCGTGTTCCGGAACGCCCGCATCGCCTCGTCGCTGCCCCGTGCCGCCTCATGCGCCCGCGCGACCCGCTGCCAGCTGAGCCAGCCCACCGGCGAGTAGAGCGCCGAAAGGTGATAACCGACCGTCGTCGGATCGGTGGCCGTGGCGGTCGCGCGCCACTCGCCGCGCTCGAGCATCCTCGTCTTGTGATGCTCCGCGATGGGCCGTTCGCAGCCCTCGCAGTGATACTCGGCCGTCTCGGGCCGCCCCTTCTCCCAGCGCAGCCGCTCGAAGCGCAGCCATTGCATCGCGGCGCAATGCGGGCACGGCACGAAGAACCGGCGCTGGTCGGAGGCCTCGAACTCCCGCTCGATCCGGGAGAGCCCGCGGATCGTAGGGGTCGAGACAAGGAACACCTTGCGCCTGTGGGCGAAGGTCAGCGACCGCGCCTCGGCCAGCGTGACCGGATCGCCTTCCTCGTCGGCCGAGGCCGGATAGGCGTCGACCTCGTCGAGGAAGATGTACCGCGCCGGGGTGGACCGCAGCCCGACCGCCGAGTTCGCACCGGTCATGATCAGGATGCCGCCCGCGAACTCCTTCGACAGCATCGTGTTGCCCGCGTCGCGAGACCGGGCGGGCTTCACCCGCTCCCGCAGCTCGGGGCTCTCGTCGATCAGCGGGTCGATCCGCTGGCGGGAGTTGCGCTTGGCGAGTTCCACCGTCGGCTGGACCGCCAGCATCGGGCCCGGCGCCTGGTGGATGGCGAAGCCGATCCAGTTGTTGCCGGCCTCGGTCGCACCGACCTGCGCGGCCTTCATGAACACGATCCGCTGCGTGGGATCGCCGGGCGACAGCCGGTCCATGATCTCGCGCATGTAGGGCGTGCGCACCGTGCGATACCGCCCCGGTTCGGCCGAGGCGCGACCCGACAGCATCCGGTGCCGGTCCGCCCATTCCGAGACGGTCAGGTCCGGGTCGGGCCGCAGCCCGTTGCCCCAGGCGCGCAGGATCTCGCCCGCGCCGTCGAAGTCCGTCAGTGCGTCATCATCACCGGAAGTCGGGCCGGACCTCGGCGAGTTCGTCGAGGTGGGCGCGTACATGTTTTTCCAGGACCCTCTGCATCGCGGCTGGCTCCAGGGTGATCTGCTGGCCCGTCGCGTCGCTGGACGAGGCCGAGAGCTCTGCCGCCATCAGCGCCGCCGCGCGCGCGGGCCAGTTCACCCATGCGTCCCGTTCCTCCCGCGCCAGCCGGAACACCAGCGCCAGCGCGCGGGCCCGCTCGATCAACTCCCCCTTCAGCTTCTGGAGCCGGATGCGCCGCTCCTGCGCCTTCAGCACCTCGTTCGCGGTCTTCGCCTGCAGGAAGGTCGTGCCGCCCCCGACCGCCGGGACCGCCAGACCCTGTTCGCGCAGCGTGTCGCCGACGGCGGCCACGGCAGCTTCGGGGACGGGCTTCAGCTTCGGCGCGGGCGGTTTCCTCGTCTTCGACGGGTCCGTCGTTTCCGCCCGCCGGGCGTCGCTGGCGGCCGCGTTGATGCTGCCGTCGGGATAGAGGACGAGCCGCCCCGCCGTCTTCGCCTTCTGGATCGCGCCGCGCGACAGCCCGACATGGGCGGCATACTGGCGCTCGCTCATGCCCTGCATCGCCGGCCCCGATTATCATTCAATGTCAGGTGCTTATCGAGTTGATAAGCCGGGCGCGTGGAGCGAACTTCGATCCCACAAGGACGATGCAACTCACCCGGAGCCACCACGATGACAACCCACCTGAACCCGATCACCACCCCGCGCCACGAACTCCGCGCCGAGAAGGCGCGCAGAAACAAGGAGGCAGCCCTGAACGCCTTCATCGGAAAGAAGGCCGAGATCGACGAGATGCTCGCCCGCCTTCAGGCGCTCAGCGACGACCATTTCAACTGCGCCCCCGACGAGGTCGGCTGGGCGATGGTCGGCACCCTCGAACACTACGCCAGCCTGCTGAAGCGCATCACGGACAGCGCCTTCGGCGAGGGCGAGCACGCCCGCTGATCTCCGGCACAGCCGGAACTCCCGCCGCGCGCCCTGCGCGGCTCGGGGTCGTAGAAGGCGCCGCATCACGCGGGCCCGAATACGGAGACGACCCCATGACCAAGCTTTCCGATACCCAAGCCATCATCCTCAGCGCCGCCGCCCAGCGGCCCGAGCACATCGCCCTGCCTCTGCCCGAGAGCCTGCGGGGTGGCGCCGCCGCCAAGGTGGTCGGCGCGATGCTCGCCAAGGGCTTCCTCGAGGAGGTCGACGCCGACCTGCGCAAGGGCGAGCCCGTCTGGCGCGAGACCGGCGACGGCCACGGCGTCACGCTGGTCGCCACCGACGCAGTCCTCGCCGCCATCGGCATCGAGCCCGAGGACGCGAACCCCGCGCATGCGGGCGCGACGAACGCGCCGACCGAGGCGCCCGCGCCGGTCACCCCCACCGAACCGGAGGCCGCGCCCAAGGCGCGCACGCCGCGCGAGGGCACCAAGCAGGCCACCCTGATCGCCATGCTGCGGATTGTCTGAACTACCGCTCCGGCTTCGCCGATTGCGGATCGTGGGCGGTCTGTCGGGGGCACATCGGCCGGTGACGTCGGCGATTTCGGGGTCTCTCTCGGCCGGAATGGCCGACATTGGCGTCTGAGGGCAGACTCCGCCTCATGCCATCAGTCTTCGTCGGACAAGGAACAGGTTGCCGAGTGCGAACAGCGTGAAGAGCTGCGCGCGGTTCTTGGCGAGGCCGCGGTAGCGGGTCTTGAGATACCCGAACTGCCGCTTGAGCACCCGGAAGGGGTGTTCGACCCGGGCCCGCACCATGGCGATGATCCGGTTGATGTCCGCGTCGACGGGGTGCAGCGCGCCGCCCTTCGGCGCCTTGCGCATGACGCCCCAGAATTTGCCGGGACCGGCGAACGCGGCCTCCCGCGCCGCGCTGACATAGCCCTTGTCCGCCCAGACCGACGTCTCCGCGCCGTGCAAGAGGTCGTCCCAGACCTGGCTGTCGTGGACCTTGGCGGTCGTGGTCTCGAGGCTGTGCACGATGCCGCTGTCGGCATCGACGCCGACATGCGCCTTCATGCCGAAGTACCAGGTGTCGCCCTTCTTCGTGGACGACATCTCGGGATCGCGGGCCCGGGCCTCGTTCTTCGTCGAGGACGGCGCGTCGATGATGGTCGCGTCCACCAGCGTCCCCGAGCGCAGCGTGATCCCCTGGTCGGCGAGGTGGCGGTTCACCTCCGCGAACAGCTGCTCGGTCAGATGGTGCCGCTCCAGGAGGTGGCGGAAGTTGAGGATCGTGGTCTCGTCCGGGATCCGGTCGTCGCCGAGCTCGATCCCCGCGAACTGCCGCATGGCGTCGCTGTCATAGAGCATCTCCTCGGCCATCGGGTCGCTGAGCGCATACCATTGCTGCAGGAAGTACACCCGCAGCATCGTCTCCAGCGGCATCGGTGGGCGCCCGCCCTTCGGCCCGGCCTTCGGGTAATACGGCTCGATCAGCGCCAGGAGCCGGGTCCACGGCACCACCGCCTCCATCTCGGCGAGGAACTTCTCCCGCCGCGTCTGCTTCTTCTTCATCGCCTGGCGGAGGCCGGGAAAGGCGGGCTGCTTGGGCATTGGCGGCGTCCTCTGCTGTCCTGCCCAGTCTACTGCAAGTCGCTCAGGCCGCGAGGTTTTTCAGATGATCCCTGCGTGCGCCGGACGGCGCGACCATCGAGGAGATCATGGCCGCGACGGGCTGGCAGTCGCACACGGTGCGCGGCGCGATGGCCGGGGCGCTGAAGAAGAAACTCGGGCTCGAGGTGACCTCGGAGAAGGTCGAAGGGCGCGGCAGGGTTTACCGCCTCTCGCACAACTAACGCCGCGAACCACGCTTGCTCAGATGCCGCCGTCCCGCATGGGGCGGCGGTTCATCTGTCCGGTCTGACAAACGCACCGATTCCGGCAACGGACCGAATCTTCGAGACTTTCGGTCTAGCCCTCCGCCGCAAACTCATCGCTGTAAGCCAGCGCCACGAAGTCCTGGGTCGTCGCAAGACCGTGGTCCTTGCTTCCGAGTGCAGCCACCATGCGTCGATTGATAAGGAGCGACGCCAATCCATGTGCCAATGACCAATTCCGGATGGCACCAAGCTGCGCGTTTCTCTCATCCGCAAGCGGATCAGATAGGCCCTTCAGTCGTTCCAGAGACCTCTGGCGTGCAGTCTGCAAGCCCGCATGGCCAAGGTCCAGAACATCATCCCGCCACATAAGGTCGAACAGCTTCGGGTTGGAAACGGCAAAGGCCACATAGGCGCCCACCAACAGCGCTCCACCCGATCGGTCGGCCTTCTCTTCACGGTCAGCATCCAACCGCGTAACCAGCATGTCAAAGCCTTGGGCCGCCAGCGCACTGAGAAGCCCCTTGAGGGAGCCGAAGTGATGGATCGGCGCGCCTGGCGACACACCGGCATCTCGTGCACAGGCCCGGATTGTCACCGCATCCAATCCACTCTCCTCAAGACGCCGATACGCAGCATCGAGGATCGCCCGACGCAGGTCTCCATGATGATACGGTTTTTCTTTCTGCCCTTTGTGATCCACCTTTTAGACCTTAGCGTAATTTAAACGTTGTTTAGACCATCTGTCTTGGCGGATGTCTAGCACTTCAGAATTCAACGAAACCCACTGGCGCCGTGCTTTGCCGGGCCATGACATGACACAGAGCACAAGGAACCAGACATGACTACAGCAACGCGTTTCACGATCATCGCCCTCGCCTTCAACATCATCGTCTTGGTGCCGGTCGTCTCGGTCCTCATGCTAAGCCTGTCGCCCGCAGAGCAGGGTTTCGGGCCGGTCACGGACGGTCGGTTGATCCTGACGTCGATCTACATTGCCATCGCCGTCGTCAGCGCCGCATTGATTGTCCTGCATCTGAAGCGACAAACATGGGCCATGCCGATGAGCGTCGCACTCTTTGCCGTCCAGATTACATACAAACTGATCACTGTTCCGATGGTCGGCCTTTCCAATCCAGTCGTGATCACGAACCTGGTCGTCGTGGCCGTGCAGCTCATAGCGCTGTCCATCCTGTGGCAAGCGCATCAGCGATCCGAAGCTGCTGCCTGATTGAAGCCACCTTAGTCGGTTTGCCCGCGTCGATCACTGGTCCAAGGCATTATCGGCGCGCGTACATCCGCGGCGCTCTCCAACTTCCTGCTGGCGCAACTGTCCTTGAACACGCGGGATCGAACAGACGTTCAGTCGTCCTCGAATGACATCTGCGTCCGTACAACAGACCCGAACTGCCATCGGCGAATGCTGCAATTAGATCAGGCCTTTCGCATCCGGATTGCCTCGAACAGCCGCCGCAGGATGTAGGACCGCGCGACGCTGACCAAAGTGAACACCGCGCCCATCTTCAGGTTCTGCGCCAGCGTCGTGTGCAATCCGAAGATCGGGAAGATCAGGATCTGGGTAGCGACCGCAACGCCGTAGCCGACGATCACGTTGGCGATGGACTCGACCAGCGACATGAGGCGGGACTGCTTCATGGCGCCACCTCATCCATCGGCCAGCAATTCAGCCGCGAGAGTTCGCAGCGCATGCGCCGCAACCAGGGGGACCACGCCGTTGCCACAGAGGCGAAGCCGGTCCACCCGGTGGGCCAGCCCATCAGCGCCTCGACGAACAGCGGGTTCAAGGTCCGGCGCGGCTCGGAGGTATCGCTCCCAGCCATCGGCGTCACAAGGACCTGGCGGCCAAGCAGGCCGTTCACCGGCGTATTCGCCAATGTCGTGGCCCCATCCTTGTGATCGCGCGCCGTCGGCGTCATCCACATCTGGCTGGCATGGGTCAAGTCCGCTGTCCGTCGGTTGCCCGCGCTCGGCTTGCAGCCATCGTTCGCCATCGGCGTAGGCCAGTCCCGCGCCATGCGGTCCAGACCCTTCTCTTCCTTCCGTTCGCCACCCCGGCTGCGGAAACTGTCGATCTGCGGCGTCGGCCATAGGGCTGCCGTCGTCGCCAAGTTCATCCCGTGCTGGCCCGCTTCCTGCGAGGGTGTCGGCTTCGTCTGCCGGTTCTCGTTGGCGCTGGCGCGAGGCGTGGGCCATAGCCGCATCATTTCCGTCCGGTTCCCGCCACTCGACCGGGTCCCAGAGCAGGCGCGCGGGGTCGGCCAGTTCGTCCCCCTCGCGGATGGCGAGGATGAACAGCCTTTCGCGCTTGTGGGGTGCACGGACTTCCGCCGCTGTGAAGAGGCCTGCCGCAAGGCGGTAGTATCCGTCTTGGTCAAGTAGGTCTGTCGGCCCATTTCCGGCCGTCGCGCAGCAGCGCGTTGGCGAGCAGGATGAGCTTTCGCATGACGGCGGTGATCGCGAGCTTTGGCGCTTTCCCGCCATCGATCAGCTGCTGGTATTTGCGCTTGAGGTCCGCGTTGAACCGGATCGCGACGAGGGCCGGCATGAAGATCGCGGCGCGCAAGCTGGCGCGTCCGCCGCGGATCATCTCCTTGCCCTTCCACTTTCCCGAACGGCGCGTGAACGGCGCCAGCCCGGCGAGGCTTGCAGCCTGTTTCGGCTCGAGGGTGCCGAGCTCCGGCATTTCGATCAGCAGCATGCACGCGGTCACGGCACCGATGCCGGGGATGGAGGTCAGGATGCCGAGACGCTCGGCCAGGTCGGGATCGTCGGCAATCCTGGCTGTGATGGCCTCGTCGACCTCGGCAAGCTGCTTCTCGATGATGGCCAGCCGCGCCTTCGCCTGGCGGCGGATCAGGCCGATCGTCGCGGTGTCCGCGCGGTTCCCCGTAGCCGTCCGGTCCTTGATCAGCGCCAGCCGTGCGACGTGCAACTCCCTCAACTCATTCATGAGTTCGCCACGAACTGGGCGCGGCGGCAGGTCGAGCGCCAGACCCATCCGCGCCAGCAGCATCGCATCCACCCGGTCCGTCTTGGCCTGGGTTCCGGTGGCCTCCGCGAAGCGCCGCGCCTGTCGCGGATTGACCTTGACCAGCGCGTGCCCCACATCTGCGAGAGCTGCCTCCATCCCGCGATGATAGGGCCCGGTCGGCTCGTAGACGATGCGCAGTCCCTCGGCGCTGCCGATCCACTTCAGCAGGGCCTTGAACCCGGCCTTGTCGTTTCCGAAGGCGTTGTGCTGCCGGTCCGAAAGCCGGAACGCGTCCAGCCGGTCTTTCGAGATGTCGATGCCGATGATATCCTGCATCCGTCTTTTCCTTACCTCTGCTTGTCATGCAGGCCCGAAGCCCTGCTATCCGTTCAGGTCATGAGAAAAGACGGGGGCGATCACACTACCGCACGGCCCGCAACGGCCGACCCATTCTCGATCCGTCCCCCGCCGCTGCCCGGCATATTTGGGGTGCCGGGCAGCGGCTCCCTTATCGCAAGGAAGCCGAGGGAAGTCATAAGACAAGCCCATGCCGACCAGTCCTGCGGCGACTTCGGGGAAACCGAGGCGGAGATGATGGGCGACATTCTCGAGGAAGACGAATGGCGGTTCAACCTCGCCGATGATGCGGGCGACATGGGGCCAGAGGTGCCGCGGGTCCTCCGCGCCCCGGCGCTTGCCCGCGACGGAGAACGGCTGGCACGGATAGCCCGCAGTGACGATGTCCACCGCGCCGCGCCACGAGCCGCCGTCGAAGGTGGCAACATCGTCCCAGACAGGCGCCGGATCCAGGGCCGCGTCTTCCATCCGCGCCACGAGGATGGCCGCGGCGTAGGCGTCCCGCTCGACGTGACCCACAGCACGATATCTTGGGCACGCGAGATGCAGCCCGAGGTCGAGCCCGCCGGCGCCGGAGCAGAGCGAGAGGCCGAACAGGCACGCGTCGCCGGCTCCGGCAGGCAGACCGGAGGAAGGTAGAGCCACGCCATCCACGTCGTCAGGCCGCGTGGGCCCCCTCGGCCGCGGCCGGGGCCTCGCCCAGCCGCTCGGCCTTCACCTCGGCGAAGGTCCGGCCGTCGCCGTCGAGGATCGCGTCCTTGCCGGTCTCCGCCTGCCAGCGCTCGACGGCGACGTCGACATAGGCCGGGCTGATCTCCATCGCGAAGACGCGGCGGCCATTGGCCTCGCCCGCCATGATCTGCGAGCCGGAGCCCGAGAACGGCTCGTAGCAGAGCCCGCCGCGGGCGACGTGCTGGCGCATCGGGATGCCGAAGGCGTCGAGCGGCTTCGGCGTCGGGTGGTCGGGACGCTCGTCCCTCGCGAAGCTCGGCATCTCCCAGGTCGAGGGCAGCGTTTCCTCGGCGACCTTCGGCGGGCGGTTCGGTCGGCGCCAGCCCATGAAGCAGGGCTCGTGCTTCCAGAGGTAGTGCGACCGGGTCAGAACCCCCCGATCCTTAACCCATATCAACTGCTGGTGCACGAAGGCCCCGGCCTTCTCCCAGCAGGCCTCCAGCATCGCCTGCCGGCGCGAGGCGTGCCAGCAGTACCAGGCGGCATCCTCGGTGATCGCCTCCGCCACGGCGGCGGCGATGAAGCCGTCGTAGAGTTCTGCGCCCTGCGAAGAGTCGTCCCAGGTGGTGCCGTAGGACTGGCTCCAGTCCTTGTTGCGGGTCGGGTGGTTCGAGCCGTCGTAATCCACCAGATACGGCGGGTCGGTCGCGAACAGGATCGCCCGCTCGCCGTTCATCAGACGGCGCACATCGGCCGCGCTGGTGCTGTTGCCGCAGAGCAGCCGGTGGTCGCCGAGGATCCAGAGGTCGCCCTGGCGCGATGCGGGATTGCGTGGCGGCTCGGGGATGGTCACCGGAGGCACCGAGCCCCCGGCGCCACCTTCTTCTTCACTGCCCGAGTCCGGATCAAATGCCAGCAGTTTGTCGAGCTCACCGTCCGAGAAGCCGACGAGCGAGAGGTCGAAGTCGTCGGCGAGCAGCGCCTGCAGCTCGGCCGATAGAGCCGCCTCGTCCCACGGGCTTTCAGCAAGCCGGTTGTCCGCGATCCGGTAGGCCCGGCGCTGCGCCTCGGTCAGATGCCCGAGCACGATCACCGGCGCCTCGGTCAGCCCCAGCTGCATCGCGGCCAGCACCCGCCCGTGCCCCGCGATCAGCTCACCGTCCTCGCCGACGAGACACGGCACGGTCCAGCCGAACTCGGCCATGCTGGCGGCGATCTTCGCGACCTGGTCGGGCCCGTGCACCTTCGCGTTCTTCGCGTAGGGCTGGAGCTTGGCCAGCGGCCAAGTCTGGATCCGCTCGGGGGCGAAGGCGAGGTTCATGCGGGTTCCTGTCGATGATCGATCGGCATCCGCCGGGTGGACACCGGCACGGTGGGGTCCACCGGCTTCCGGCTGGACTCCGGTATCCGCGAGGTATCCACCCCGGGCGGCCGGTCAGATGTTTGAATTCACGAGGGTTTCGTGGCGTCGCGGCTGGACGCTGGACTCCGGTGGCTTCCCAAAAATCCGGCCCTGTCGCTGGCGAAATATCGCGCCAAGCCCGCCAGCATACGTTTCGGCCCGGAAAGGAACCGGAAAACAACGACTTGGCGGTCTGGACCCCGGCTGGACCCTGCGTTGGACCCCGGGAAGCCAGCGGCGGCGGTCCGTCCCGCGCGCGCCTCTCCCGAGTATATCCGGTTTGTAGCCCTCGGCCGGGGGGCGGTGAACCCCGTGCGATGTCTCTCCGAAAATTCGATCAAAGAACGATTTTTCTTGACAGCCGGTCGGCGTTCTCGACCACGAAGCGCTTCGATCGCCTGGCCGACGGCACCCGCCCGTTGAGCCGCCAGGTGATCAGCGCGATGCCGTACTGCCAGTGCCGGTTGGCGGCGGGGCGGCTGAGCCCGACATCCCAGCCGATCTTCTTCCACGGCTGGCGGTTGGCGCGCAGCCAGACGATCCGGGCGTCGTCCTTCTCGAGCCACCGCAGCCAGAGCATCGCTTCCTCGGCTTCTGTAATCTGCCGCGGGCTCGGCCGCGGCCGACGCATCTGAGGCTCCTGACCGACTTGATCCGCGAAGCTGTGGAAATACTCGGGCCAGGCGTTGAAGTAGCCCTGCGGCTTCACGGCGGGCAACTGCGCGAAGACATCGGCGGCGAGTTCTAGGCGTTCCTCGACACGGGCGGTGGTCCACTCAGCCATTCGCGGCCTCCCGGTCGTTCGCCCGAGGCCCATAGAGCTTCTCGCCGAGCTGTCGGACCAGCTCGCGCTCCGGCCAGGTCAGGCGATGGTCGTCGACGGAGACGGCAAGCACACCCTCGTCATGCCAGCCATCGCGCTTCACCTGGTCGGGATCCCGACGCGTGCCGCCGTAGCCTTTCGGATACCACCTCATCCCAGGCCTCCGTTCGTCTCGAGCGCCCAATGGAGGATCGCGATGGCGTCGGCCTCGTTGTCGTCTGCGGGTGAGAACCCTCGTGCTCGCGCCGCGGCGATCATCGCCTCCTTGGGCGCGTTGCCCTTGCCGGTGGCGTGGCGCTTGATCGTGCCGACCGGAACGCCCTGGTAGGGGATGCCCCGCAGTTCAGCCCATGCGGTCAGCGTCGCGAGGAGACCTCCAAACACATGCGCCGCGTCAGTGCCGGCGTGCCGACGGACCTCCTCGAACCAGATTGCCGCGATCGGACCCGACAGCCGGTCGATCTCGGTCAGCCAGTTGGTGAAGCGCAAATAGCGCATGCCGCCGCCGTCGAAGCGGCCGGGGCGGAAGCTGACCGTTCCGGTGGTGATCAGTCCGTCATGGCTGCGGAGCGCCCAGCCGGTCGTGGTGCCGAGATCGAGGGCGAGGATGCAGGACCGGTTGATCGCGTCCGGCTCGGGGCGGACGTCCTGCACGGGGATCGGTGTGTTCATCGTGAAGGCTCACAAGCTGTGGGCCTTCGGCTTCGGTCACCTCAGGATTTAGCATCCGGCGGTCCTCCGCCCAAGCGAAAACGACGATGGATGTGGCGGCGGACGGCAATCGACGTTCTACCCGCCCCAGTCCCAACCTCCGAGCGCGTGGTCCCAACCTTCGAGGGGGTTGGGACAGCCCTTTATCGTTTCACTCCAATGGCTTGAACGGATGTGGTCCCAACCTCGGTGTCCCCAACGGGGGTCCTTCTCTTTTCGTATAGAAAAACATTTTCCCGACCTTTTCCTTTCTCCCACATGAATGTGTAGCAAAAGGTTGGGACCACGGGGTGAGGTTGGGGACACCGTTGTTTTTGAAAGGCTTTTCGTGTCCCCAACCCCCTCGGGAGGTTGGGACAGGGTTGGGACCAATGGGAGGTTGGGACGCCGCGCGCTTCACATCAGCGCCGGCTAGAACAGTGTCGATTTCCTTGACACCCACTTACCTTCCAGCTGATTCTGGACGGACGAAACAATCGGTATTCGAGGGGCTTAGATGGCAGATGGCACTTTCAGAGTGCAGGTCGAGCACGACCATCTGCGCAAGCTCGCGAATGCGACGCCGGTGCAGGCAGTCGCCGAACTGGTCTGGAATGCCCTAGACGCGGACGCCACGCGTGTCGACGTTGACGTCGACGTGGGCGACCTCGGCATGCGCTCCATCACGGTGACGGACAACGGTCACGGCTTCTCACGCCAAGAGGCTGAAGCGCTGTTCGGGAAGGTCGGTGGGTCATGGAAACGGCATGGCGCGCGATCCAAGAGCAAGGGCCGCGCTTTGCACGGCAAGGAGGGAAAAGGCCGGTTCAGAGCGCTCGGCCTCGGTCGTGTGGCGGATTGGAGTGTCCGATATCGCGAGGGCAATCGCCTCATGTCGTTTCGTATGACGTTGATCCGCGATGCACTTGTGGATGTGCGCATTACAGAGGCGACGGAGGCGGATGCCGCGCTTGGAACGGGCGTCGAGGTGAGGATTTCCGAACTCGACCGACAGTTCCGGTCGCTTGATCCGGAACGAGCCGTGCCCGACCTATCGGCGGTATTCGCGGTTTATCTCACAGACTATCGAGACGCCGCGGTCTATTTCGACCACCAAAAGCTCGATCCAGAAGCGAACATCGTTGAGAGGAACAAGATCTCGTTGTCACCCATTGAGGCTGACGGCGAGGAATACCCTGTGGCTTTGGAGCTGATCCAGTGGAGTTCGGCGCCAGAGCGATCAGTGTTCTTCTGCGGTGAAGACGGATTTCCGTTCGCGAGGATTGCGCCAAAATTCCACACGACTGGATATGTGTTCTCGGCCTATCTGAAATCCCGGTATGTCGACCGCCTTCAGGAACGCGGAGCCATCGACCTGGCCGAAATGGATTCGGCGATGGCAGAAGCCTACGAGGAAGCAGCAGAAGCTATCCAGGCACACTTCAAGCAGGCCGGTGCAGCGGCCGCTCGCACTGAGATTGATCGCTGGAAGGCTGAGCGGAGCTACCCTTACGACACTGAACCGCAGACCCCAGTCGAGGCTGCCGAGCGCCAAGTCTTCGACATCGTAGCATTGACGGTGAGCAAGCACCTCTCAGATTTTTCGGAGCAAAGCACGAAGAGTCGCGCCCTCCAAATGCGGATGCTTCGGCAGGCGATCGAAAGGGGGCCAGACGAGCTTCAGAACATTCTTACGCAGGTTCTTGATCTACCCAAGAAGACGCGAAATGAGTTCTCTCGCCTCCTTGAGGAGGCTGACTTGGCAAATGTTATCAGCGCCTCACGACTTGTCTCCGACCGGCTCAAATTCCTGTCGGGTATCGAGCATCTACTCTACGATCCGGAAACTCGCGGACTACTGAAGGAACGCAGCCAACTTCACCGGATGATTGCCGAAGGCAATACCTGGATTTTTGGCGAAGAGTTTGCCCTGACCGTAGACGATAAGGGCCTGAGGGAAGTTCTACGCAAGCATCGCGAAATGATCGGCGCAGAAACCGTCATTGACGAGCCCGTTAAGCGCATTGACGGGAAAACAGGCATTGTTGATTTGATGCTATCGAGAGCAGTGCCTCTCAGCCGGTCGGAAGAGCGTGAGCATCTGATCGTTGAATTAAAGCGCCCATCCGTCGTGATTGGCGCGAAAGAGCTAACGCAGATTGAAAGCTACGCCTTCACGATCGCTGGAGATGAGAGATTCCGCGACCTGAAAACCAGATGGACCTTCTGGGCGGTCTCGAACGACCTTGATGAGCACGCCCGGCGGCGGACCCGTCAGGAGGGCAGTCCGCCAGGGCGCGTTTTCAAGGAGGGCCTGATCGAAATATGGGTTCGGCCATGGTCGGAAATCCTCGCGGATAGCAAAGGTCGTATGCGGTTTGTACAAGACCATCTGAAGGCCAACGTAGAGGGAGATGCGGCTCTCAAATACCTCAAGACGACCTACGCAAAATATCTTGAAGGCATCGTCGAGGGTGAGGATGACAATGCAACCAATAGCCCTTCGGACCCGGAAGATGACGGAAGTGATTAGTATCGGCTTTCGGGGCACGCATATTCTGAAATTGATCGTTTCATTTCTCCGCAGTCCAAAGCGCCCTCAGCCGTCTCGCCGATACCGCCACTCCCGCGATGCCTCGCGCCCGCCCTCGTCGCGCCGCCGATACCGCTCCCAGCCGTTCGCCTTGAGGTAGGCCGAGACGCGCATCTGGTCTCCGCGGGTCCATCGGGCCGGTTCAAGCCCGATGGCCTCCTCGAGGATTTCGCCGACCGACACATCCTTCAGCGGCTCCGGGCGCGGCACGCTCTCGGTGCGGGAGTTGCCGTAGTCGGGGAAGCCATCTGAGTCGGTCCGGATCTCGTGGGTCAGCCAGTGTTCGATCAGGTCGTCCCAGGCGTCGGACTGGTAGCGGCGGTCCTGTTCCTCGCGGGCTTCCGCCAGCAGCGCCGGGTCGTCAATCCACCAGATCGCGCCGGCGCGGAAACGGTGGACGGCCTCGGCCCAGAGCTGGTCCCGGTCGCCGGCGAGCGCCGCGATGTCGATGGCGCCGCAGCGGAGGGGCCAGAACCGGCGGTTGCCGGTCTCGTCACGCAAATAGGTGTCGGGGTTCACGGTGCCGGCGAACACGCACTGGCGCGGCACCTCGACCGTGTAGCGGCCATAGGGCGGGCGGAAGCGGTCGGTGGTGCGGGTCAGGAACGCCTTGATGCGCGAGACTTCGGCACGGCCGATGGCGTCGAGTTCGGCGATCTCGACGATCCAGACGCCCTGCATGTGCAGCGCCGCGTCCTTCGACCCGAGCTCGGGCAGCTCGTCGGTGAACCATTCCTCACCGGCGAGCACCTTGATCGCGGTGGATTTGCGCGCGCCCTGCGGCCCCTCGAGGATCAGCATGTGGTCGGCCTTCACGCCGGGCCGGTATATGCGGGCGACGGCCGAGATCAGCCAGAGTGCGCCAATGGTGTGATGGAACGCGGTGGGTTCGGCGCCGAGATAGCTGCTGGTCCAGGTCTCGATCCGGGGCGTGCCGTCCCATGTCAGGGTATCGAGCCAGTCGCGGACAGGATGTATGCGCAGCTCGCGGGCGACGGCGCCGACAGCGCGGCTCACGACCACCGGCGCCACGTTGATCCCGCGCAGCTGCAGCCATTCAGCGGTGCGGATGTCGTCGGCGTCTTCCCAGGGGCGCGGGAGGGAGGCGGTCGCACAATCCCACGGCAGCGGCTGGCGGACCACGATCTCCTGCCCGAACTCGTCGAAGGCGAGAACGCCGGCGAAGGCCGGATCGGAGGTCAGTGCGACGATGACGTTGGCCTCGTTGCGCTCGGGCGCGCCGGCGAGATCGAGCCGCAGGCGCCTGAACCATGCGGGCTTCGGGATCGGCGCGTGCGGATCGCCGGTGGCGTTGACCCTGCGGCGGAGCTCGGCCAGTTGCTGGGTCAGGACGGACATGCCGATGCCGGTCGCGGACTTGATGCGCGCGATGACCTGCCGTTCGGGTAGCGGGTCGAGCTTTGCAAGCGCGATGCGCCCGAGCAGCGTGGACAGGGCCTCGAACTCGGGCGGATTAGTCAGCGCCTCGGCCGCGGCGATCAGCGTTGCGGGATCGTCGGCGGAGGCGGCGACGGGGGTGGCCGACTCCGGCTCCACCGGACCCCACGCCTGCGGCTCCACCGTGGCGTCTGCTTCACGCGCGTAGTCCTCGGCGCGGGCGCCGCGCTGCAGATCGTCGTTGAAGTCGTCGCCATGCAGTGGCGCGACGATCTCGTTCGGGATGTCCGCTCGGTTCAGGCGGTCCGAGAGCGTCGCGGCCGCCTGGCGGCCAGCGTCTCCGGCATCGGCATAGATGGTGACGCGCCGGGTGCCCTCGGGCCACTGGATCCGCGCCAGCCCGTCGGCAGACAGCGCCGCCCAGACCGGTGTGCCGAAGACCGCGTGCGCGGCGAGCGCTGTCTCGATGCCCTCGGCGATGCCGATGTGTCCGTCCTCCGGCATCGGGAACAGGCGAACCACGGCATCCTTCACGCTGCCGAGCATCTTCTTGCCCGGGGGCGCCTTCGCGCTGCCGTCGTCGAGCAGGAAGGTGCGGTGGATGCCCGGCGCGCGCTCCCCGTCCGGCAGCCGCAGGATCGCGATGAGGCCGGGCCAGCCACGGCAGCTGTCGAAGTCCGGAAGATCGGGATGGAACAGCAGGTCGGGCGAGCCTGGGTCCGACAGCCCGCGGGCGTGCAGGTAGGTCTCGCCAAACGTGCCGGCGAGCGGCACAGCCCCGCCGACGAGGCGCGTAATCTCGGCCGAGTGGTCGGGCCGCGCGCGCACCGGCGACGCAGGCGCGGGCCGCGGCGCGGGATGGTCAATCCCCGCGAGCCGCGCCGCCTCGTCGAAGAGCGCGCCGTCGCAGAGGCCGGTCGCCTGCGCGATCAGGTCGATGGGACCGGCCCGCTCGCCGGTGGCGTAGTCGAAGCCCCAGCCGGCATAGGGCCCGTCGAGATGGATGGTGCAGGAGCCATCCTTGCGCGGCGGTCGACCGGAGAGGTCCGCGCAGCGCAAGGAACGGCGGTCACGCGCAAGCCGGGCCTCGGGGAAGAGCCCCGGCAGCCAGTCGGCGGCCGTGCAGGCGAGCCGCTCCTTCACCGCCGCCAGATCGTGCCGGGTCTTCGGGACCGCGATGTCGTTGAGGTCGATCATCGCGCCCCTCAGGCCAGAAGGACGAGCCCGCGCTCGGCCCGGGTGATCGCGGTGTAGAGCCAGCGGCGCCGGTCGATCTCGCTGGGCC